TAGATCATGTATTACGAGTTATTGATTGTGCTCTTAAACTAAATAATGTTTGGGTTGAAATGGGAGTAGACACTTCTACTTACACTAAAGAAGAATTAGTATTTGCAGCTTTAAACCATGATTTAGGTAAAATGGGTGATGAACAACATGATGCTTATATTCCTCAGGATGATCAATGGAGACGAGATAAATTAGGTGAAGACTATAAATTTAATGATCGTTTAGAATTCATGTCAGTACCAGATCGTAGTTTACATTTATTACTTTCTAATGGTATCTTAGTATCTAAAAATGAATGGTTAGCAATTAAATTACATGATGGTTTATATGATGATGCTAATAAGCCTTATTTAATGTCTTGGTCACCAGAAACTAAACCTCGTACCTCATTAATTTATATTATTCATCATGCTGACTTAATGGCTGCTCGCATTGAATTTGAACGTGAGTGGAATCCAAAATTAAAAGGTGAAGTTAAAAAGAAAGTTGATAATTTTAAAGTAACTGAAAAGAAACCAACAATTAAAACTAAAGCATTAGGTTCAGTTAAAAGTGAAGGCCTAATGAATTTATTAGATAATTTATGATAGTATTAACAATAATATTAGGACTAATGGTCGTGATCTTAGGATACACGACCTTTAATCTTCTTAGAAAACTTGAAAAACAAGAAGACGCTTTAAATAACCAAACTATAATTTTATCATCTTATTTATCATATCTTAATAAAATTTCAGATATAATTGAATTCTCAGATAAAAAATTAAAAGAAGTAGATCATAAAGGTTCATTTAAATCAGATGATGAAGTAGGTTTTTTCTTTGAAGAAATTAAACAAATTCAAGACGCATTAAATCAATTTAAAGTAAAAAATTTATGACCGAGGTGAAAGAAAAAAAGAACACTCAATATTTTACCCAAGATACAGAGGATGCTATAGTATTATATAATCACACAGTAGATCAAACAGAACGAGATATATTATATAGAACCCGTATTCATTATCCATTTTTTAAATTAACAGAAAATATTATTCACACTTTTAAATTTTACTATACAGAAGTAGATAATATTGAAGATTTACAACATGAAGTTATTACATTTTTACTCACTAAATTACATTTATTTGACCCAAGTAAAGGTGCTAAAGCATACTCATATTTTGGAACAATTGCTAAACGTTATTTAATTAATAGTAATAATAAAAATTATAAAAAACGTGTTGAAAAAGCAGATGTTAGTGAAATTGAATCTAATGAATCATTTTCATATAAGATAGATGAAGGTTCTGAAAGTGATAAATTAATCTATTTTATAGATAAATACATTGAGTATTGTACAGAAAATATTAATACTTTATTCCCTAAAAAAGTAGATGCCCAAATAGCTGATGCTATTTTAGAGTTATTTCGTAAAAGAGAGAGTATAGACGTCTTTAATAAAAAGGCATTGTATATATACATTCGTGAAATAATTGACGCTAAAACCCCTAAAATTACCAAGATAGCCGATCGATTATATGATATATTTAAACAACATTATTTCTTTTATTTAGAAAATGGATATACAAATTTCTAATGTCCATATTTATAGAAAATAAATATTATGGAAGGTTTAGATAATATAATATTTGGTAATAAAAAATTCTCTGATATATTAAAAGAGATTTATGACAACCAACAAAAAAAAGACAAACAGATAAATGCTTTAATATCTGAATTAAAACCTCTTGTTCAAGAGATAGGTGACGCTACTTTAATTGTTCCTTTAATTAAAGAATATTTAGAAATAAGTGTTAAAAATGATGAACAATTAATTAAAATGGCTACCATTGTTCAACGTATAGTTAATAATAATTCATCTAGTACTGATGGTGGATTTGGTATTTCTGAAGAAGAAAAAGCACAATTATTAGCTGAATTAGATAAATTTAAAGGAGAATAATCATGGCTATAAACCCAGTATTTGGGCAAGCCGCTCAAACCCAAGCATCTTTAAGGTCTATTAATTCTGTTCAGAATACAACTATTTCATCAAAAGGAAGTGGTGCTGGAGGATTACAACTAACACCCGTTAGAGTAAAAAAAATTATTTTAGATGATTCTGATTTAAATTTATTTAATAGATTTGGCCAATGGAATAGTATTGGAACTATATTCTACGAAGATGTGACCGCTCCTTTATTATCAGCTGATTATATTTTAGAAAATAGTGCTCGTCCTATATTTCCTAATATAAAACAATATCCATTAATAAATGAAATTGTTTATTTAGTTTCTTTACCTTCACTTAACACAAATTTATCTTCTAAAGCAAATGTCAATTATTATTTTCCTCCCCTGAATATATGGAATGATCAATTACATAATGCATTTCCTATAGATATAGATAATTCTGATTTAGCAAATATCCCAACAAGTAAAGACTACGCTTCTTCTTTTCAAGGTAAAGTTAAAACTCCAAAAAATAAGATTTCTAATATTAAATTAGGTTCTACATTTATAGAGAATAATAGTAAAAATAATCATCCACTATTACCATATGAAGGAGATATAATATATGAAGGTAGATTTGGTAATTCAATTAGATTTGGTTCAACAGTTAAAAATGCTAATATTAGAAATTATTGGTCAAGTACTGGTGAAAACGGAGACCCATTAATTATAATTAGAAATGGACAAGGAAATTATGATAATATAAATCCATGGGAACATGTTATAGAAGATATTAATAGTGATTCTTCTAATATTTGGTTAACATCAACACAAAAATTACCTATAGACATTATCAGTAATTTAAAAGAATCATATTCTAGTAATACTACATCTCCACCTACAGACCCAAAAGATTATAGCCAAAACCAAATCCTCTTAACATCAGGACGTTTAGTTTTTAACGCTAAAAATGATGCTATAATTTTAGGAGCACAAAATACAATTCATTTATCTTCTAATGATTCTATCAATTTAGATAGTATAAAAAGTATAACTTTATCATCCCCAAAAGTATATCTTGGATCATCAACAGGTACAATTGACATAGATATCCAATCAGCTGTTTTAGGAGAAGAATTAAACTCATTATTAAGTGAAATAGCTCAATATTTAAGCACATTAAATACTGCTTTTTCAAGTGCTACAGATAGTATGGGAGTCCCAATCGCTTCATTACTCAGCGCCGCTGCCCCACCATCATTAACATTAAGTCAGAAAATTCAAAAACTAGTTGCTAGTAAAAAATTACTTTCAAAAATAGTTAAAATATCTAAATAAAAATACTTATGCCTAGCGAATATACTGGTCAAATTTTAAATAATCAAGGTTATCCTCTAGAAAATGTTAATATTTCTTTAATTAAATTAAATAATAAATTAATTGTAGAAGAACAAAGTAAACCGCTTACTAGTGGTGTATTTAGTGGTACAGATAATGACAGAATCATTCAACAAATGGAAACAATTGGTTATACAATTATTAAAACTGTAAAATCTAATGATAAGGGAATTTGGAAAATTAGAACAGAAGAAACACCAGACCCTCTTTTAACAATACTTAAAATGGATGGTCAAATATGGTCAAAAACAGGTGAGTATACCTCAACATCTATCTATTATGATGAAATTATATACAACCCACAATCTCTTAGATATGGTAATGATTATCCTAAATATATTCCAAGAAGTACTATAGGCCCATTTTTAACTGAAAAAGTACTAAGAACATTTTTACTTTACCGAACAACAAAATGTAGTAAAAAAGCATACGATTCAGATATCTCAGATATAAAGAAAGCTTATTTAATATTAGTTCCTAAAGAAATGTTAGAAAATGGAAAGTTTATAACTGTTGAAGAGACCTTAAAAAATGGAATAGCTGGGAAAACACCACAAGAAGCTTATAATTTTAGAAAATCTCAAATAGACCAAGATTTCCAAATAAATTGTGGAGGAATATTCACATCAATACCTATTGTCTCGATGTCAGAATGGAATGAATTATTTATTAACACTTATGTTATTCCTGAATATAAATCTTATTCTGAGCAAGGTTTACAAACTTTTAATAAATACGCTGATCTTCCTCTTTCATTTAATTTATATACAACAACTGACCCAAAGATAATTCAAGAAGTTAATCAATATTATTTTGATTTATTTACTGAATTTAAAACTTATGAACAACAATTTGCTACAACAAGAGGAGGAATTGATGAACTTGTAGAATTAAATCCAATATGGGAAGCGGATGAATTAGCTACTTGGGGTCCACTAACAGAAATTTCAAAATAAAATATTAAATCACTATTTATAATAGATATATTTATAACATTAATTGATTAATAATAATGGATAATCAAAGTAAAACAACATTTTACGAAATACCAAGGAAAGTTCTTAGGCCAATGCCTGATCCTTTAAATCAATTAACAACTCAAGTAAGTAATACTATTAATTCACAAGAACTTGATATAATTAAAAATCAATTAAAAGTTCCATTTGAAGCTAAAATAGTTAATTTATTAAATAATAAAAAAGAAACTATAAAATCAACTTTAATACCTTTTATTATAGGACTATTATTAGAATTCGGGCCATCAGCTGCTCAAAGTGTTATAAACAAAACACCTAATTTATCTAATTTTTGCCCATCTTCTAGTAAGATTAATACTTTAATTAATAAAAGAAATTCTTTAGTTAAACAATTAAACAATTTATACTCTTCTATAACTTCTATTAATGTTTTACAAAAACTAACAGATATTTTAACAAAAACTTTAGAAATAGGTATTCAAGCCGCTAAAGCTATACCATACCCATCTATTGGTGTTCCCCCTATAGGGTTACCTCCCACAACAGTAGGTCTACAAAACACTGCTTCTGATGCTTTACAATTATTAAAAGATCTTTTAAATAAAGCAAATGTAGTGATAGATATGATAACTATAGCTATTGGTACATTAGGCATTTTTTTAGGGATTATTATTGATATGTTAAATAAATTAGATGGTTTGACACAAAAATGTGCCGGTGATCAAAATATGGATCTTGAACAAATTAATAATAATATTAATTCTTTAGCTAATACAGCTATAGCCACTTCCCAAACCCCAGAAGGTAATACATATAAAGGATTTAAACTTGAAGTAGTAATAAATGAAAAAAACACAAATAAAGCTATCCAACGGTATGCTCAGGCTGTAACTCCCCAAGGAGTACCTGTTTTAAAAACAGAACCTTCATTCGCA